ACAGAAGTCTTAGATAATTTAAAATCAAAATCTATTTTAAAAGAAAGTCCTGTTGTATCAATTGTTCTTAATTTAAAAAGTCTTGCTGCTGGCTTTCCTGCTTTACCCCATTCATAAACATGGTGAAATGCTTTTGGCTTTGTTCTAGACAATGCGTCTATGTATTGCCCAAAGTCTTTATCTATTTGCTTAAATAATGTATGTTTAAACAAAGCTTTAAATGCCTCATTTGCTTCTAGCTCCGCCATTACGTTTGCTTGGTAATATAAGAATGCAGATATCTGTGCGACATTGCTATCTCTAATTGCTCCTTTTGTTGGGGTGCCAACCATAAGTCTTTCTAAACCGCTGGCTGCTTGTAATAGCGCTACATTATTAGATGCCAATTTGCTGATTCTCCGACCTTGATAATGTAGTGTTATATCCAACCACATTTCCAAATGGATCAGTAATTGGAGTTGAGCCAACAACCTCAAAAACTGTTGGGGTTTCTGTTGGAAAATCTATTTCTGTCCAGATTGATTTGTTTTTTGCATCACGAATATTAGTAACCTTTTCTCTGTAGGTTATTCTTTCTGACGTTCTAACCTGGATCATTTGCTGGTTTGTGTATTTGTTTCCAAATACCTGTCTATCATTTGTGCTACTTGATGATGAGTTGCTAATGATTCCTTTTGCGTGGCAATCTAATGTTTTATAAAAATTCCAAGATTTTAGTATTGCCCCAGTGTTTGGGTCTTGTGAATCAGACTGTCTGTATAGATCCAATCTCATTACCAGTATTGAGTCTATAAGGTCTAACATTATATAACAACCATGCTGCTTATGACATATGGGTAGAGTAACTGATCTGCATAGGCATTACCAGTTCCTCTGTAAGCATCTGACGCATATTCAAACTGCCAGTCAAATGTCTTAATATTCTTTAGGTACTTATTTGTCCAGACTCTATCCTTAGAGAAGTAGTCTCCTATTAGTTGGATGGCTGCCTGCTCAACATTGTCTGGTACTTCCGCCCAGCCAAATTTTCCTTGAACACGATACTTAACGTCTTTCTGGAAAGCCCCGTGATATGTGTCATTAATTGATGGCGGGATTAATCCATTTGCACTGTATGTTATGTTGTCAAGAGTATTAGTTCTATCTATTCTTAATCCAAAGCCTGTCTCAGAAATTATTGGATTGAATACCCAATTTGTTTCTTCATTTATATTGTCTATAAGCTTTATATCATTTCCATATAGCTCATGCAATGCATTAATTTTAAATGGCAATGGCAAAACATCAGAACCTGATCCGTATATAGATTCAGTGCTATCGTACAAATAGAATCTTTGTCCTGTATAGCTTTCAATTACTTTACGGGCAAATTTTTCTGCCATAACTAATTCATGATAGCTTTTATACATTGGGTCAGATGGATCTGTTCCAAGACCAAGGTCCTCAATAACTTCAGCAAGAGAAGCATATGGTGTTACAACATTAACAAATGTTTCATGCTGTATGTTGGTTGAATTCATCTGATACTTCCAGACAAGCTTTAGACTCTTGTCTCTATTTGTTATTGAGTACGGAATATTAATTTGATATGATCCATAATCAACCTCAGACTTTGACGCCAAGATATTTGTAAGTATTGGTGTCGCTGGATTAATGGATGGCAAAATTCCTGGGTCTTCAGTTATGTCATATATGTCTACACGTACATCACCTTCGGCATCAACAATAGCGCCACCCCAAAAAATTTTAGTAGACGCTGGTGCGTTGCTGTTCTTATATACTTCTGCCATATATAACGTTTCGTTTAGTTATAGAAGTCTTGAACTTCCTTTGGTGTGGCTAAACGAAAACCCTCCTCTGTATCAAAGATTTTTTGAGCATCTTCTTCAGACATTGCTACGAATGGATGATCATTTGTAAATGTGTACCCATGAATATCGTATCTAAAGTTTGCTCTTGTCATACGGACCAATACTGAATCCTCTGTCTGTGCTTTTGGATCAAACTTTGGTAAAATTTCAATTTCTTCTGCTGCCTCTTCTAGTGTCTGCAATGTCTTTGCATATACTGAATAGGTAACTCCTTCTTCTGCAAGTGCAGCTATGATATCCTTTTTATTTTTAAGGCCATCTGTGTCTACCGCAAAATCTTCGGCTATTGTTTTTAATTCGGCTACTTTTAATGTGTCAAACGACATATTTATTTCTCCTTCTTGTAGGTCATTTAATTATAGCATTAGTCAATTAAAATGAAAAGCCCCCAAAATTAATTGGGGGCCTTTCTGTGGTTTAATTCTTAAATTAATTAAGAAGCAACCTTAACGTTCTTTACAACAACCCAAGCGTCTGCCTGCTCGATTTGAACGCCAACACGAGTATACATTGTGTACTCGATTGAGTCCTTACGTGGCCAGAAGAATCGGTAAACTGTAACGTCACGCTTGATACCAATAACTACGTTATTTGGGAATGTCAAGTGGATGTCACCGTGTGAACCTGATGCTCCTGAGTATGAGCCTGTCTGAACTTCTGGAAGAAGTGGAACTTCAACGATTGGAATACCAAATGCGTATGGAGCTACATATCCTGCAGGACCAGAAACTGGTGCAACCTCACCACGGATGATGCCTGAAGCAATATCTTGTGGGTTAACGTTCTGGATGTTCTGTGATGTTGAGTATAAGTAATCCTGGATCAAGTTTGAACCTGATAGGAAGCGGAGGTCTGTACGACGCTGCTTGTACTTACGTGGAAGAGCCTTAAGAGCTGAGTTGAACACTGCACGAGAAATTCCCGCACCAGCTGCATCAACAACGTGACCGTTAGCCTTTGCCTTCTTAACTACACCGTCAAATGACTTATAAAGTGCATCTGATGATAGTGCTGTATCGCCATTTAGAAGAAGATCTTCAATGTCGTTACCAGCTTGTGTTGCCATCATTCTGGCAATGTGATCTTCGAGATCAGCACCTTCAATGTTGTCTTCTAGTGACTCAGTTGAAAGCTCCCAATCTAAACGAAGCTTCTTTGTTGTTAGAGAGATCTTTGAGAATGTCACTGGTGCGTTAACGCCTGTGTTCTCTGCTTCAGTTGCAAGCTTAACAAGCTTCTCACCAACTGACATGCGGTCAATCTCTGTTGTATCAGACTTCATTCGGACCGTACGTGCAACCTTACCAATTACGGTAGCGTCGAACATATAATCTAAAAATCTTGCTGACTGCTCTGGGTTTAGAACACCACCGTTGCCATTTTCTGACGCAACGTGATCTCCTGAACCACCTGTTGCAGATGCGAAGGTACCGTTAGCGGACTGTGGTCCACCAGCGATTGTTGTACCTGCTGCTGCTGCCTTTTCTAATAATTCATTACTCATTTATTTCACCTACCTTTTTAGTTAAAGATTTCATTTACGGAACCGAGGAAAGAACCGTTCCATTTTGATTTAGATTTTGTTACTACTTCAGACCCGCCGAGGTCTGAAGACTTCTTAATTGCTGTTTCGCCTTCTACGGCATCAACACGCTTCTGAACACCGTCAATAGTGCCCTTTATTTCTGTTACTGCTGCGCTTAGTGCGCTGTGCTTCTCTGCTAACTCTGAAATTCTAACATCGACATTCTTGCTGAATGCTTCAACAGATTCTTTGATCTGTGAAACTTGTGCAGCATTTGCCTCTGTAGCCTTTGAAAGTGTGTCCGAGAAAAAGCCCTTTAGGTCGCCCAACATTTTTGCAAAATCAGGTGTATCAACCTCTGCTGTGGCTGCTTCTTCAACGGAGTCGGCAGGAGCGTCTACTACTGCAGCTTCTGCTACAGGAGCATCTTCTACAATAGCTTCTACAACAGCTTCAACAGCTGGTGCTTCTTCTAGTACGTCTACAGATTTTTCAATTACTGTCTCATTTTGTACGTCTGACACTTCATTACCTCCTTCTACGTTTGCCTGTTTTGCTATTTGTGTATCAGGCAACGCTAATCTTGTCTTCTTGAATGAAGCAAGAATCTTATCTATTTCTTTTGACTTGTTTATATCTGATGACTCAACCCAGCCAATTAGAGTAGCTGGCTTTCCAGATATTGGTGAGTCAAATGTTTTTTCTGTTGATATAAATACAGAATCACTTTCTTCGCAATAAAAAATATTTTCAGCAACTACTTCTGTTGCTATTCCCTTATAGACCATCTTGCCACCAACTTTTTCAATAGAAAAAATGTTACATAGTTCATTTGCTGGTGAATCGACTATTGATAGCTCAACAAGATCATAGTCTTTAATAAATCTTACTTGCTCTCCAGTTGCCTTGTTAATCTCATTATCTGATTCGTTAATTTTTCCGCCAATTGAAAAACCAGAAAGAGTGCCATCAAGAACTTTTTCCCAAGTATCTTGTGCACCCTTTGAAATGTATGAAGTTACATAGACTCCATTATAAAATGTTTGTGATTTTTGATCGTAGTATGTCTCTGGCTTAAATCCAATAACCTTGCCTACTGCAATTGACTGATGCATCTCTCTAAGATTTCCACGGAAATTTTCAAATGCCTTCATACTTGCTTCTGCTGTAACAACGTCGCCTGTTTGGTCAACATTGTCTAATGTTGCAAATCCTGATACAGTTCTCTGTTCACGGTTTACTTTTGTAAAGGGTACTGAGAGATGGAGTTTTTCTCCATCACTAGACCAGTTAGACTTTTCGATAATCATATGCTTAATTTTATAGGTATATATATCAAAAGGCAAATAGCAGTTGAGTAAAGTTATTTGACTTTTGGACCGTCGCCTTTGGCATTTCTACCCTCCCCATTTTTATCTGGGGCAGTCTTGGCACGTTCTTGATCTCTAGTTTTATTGCCAGTAGATTTAGCTCTTTGGTCTGCTTCTTGCTGTGGCTTTAATTCTATGACTTCGTCTCCTCCGTCTAGTGGAATCATGCCCTTTCTAATTCTAACTTCATTAGGAGTCAAGACCTGCATACGTAGATAAATCTCATCAATTTGGCTCTGAGAAATTTCATCAGTTAGGCTTAGCTCATTAAATTTAATAACTAGAGCGTCTGTCTTTTCTTCAATAATTGCATTGATTTTCTTCTCAAGTCTCATCTGTGCTGGACGGCAAACCTGCTCTTTAAATGTCTTGTCTGCATCACGTGCCACCGCTAAATTGACTCCTGGTGGGGTACCAATTTTATTAATTGGTACACGGTGAGCCATAAGAATTTCATCTCTATTTGTTTCACGATATACATTAAATGAAGACTCTTGTGCGCCTGCTTCAATAGGCTCCATCTTAAATTCTGTTTTTGAGTCTGGTGTATCTGCTGGCAATGGGATGTAAAGTGATCTATGGTTTTTGCCTTTAAGCCCTACCTGGAAAAATTCAAGAAGCTTTCTTTCTGACTCTGGTGAAAGCTTTGCTCCCTTTACTGTAATAATATATCTTGGTACCGCTTTGTTTTCAAAGTAGTCAAGGTTATATCTTCCAGAAAATTCATTTCCAGTCAATGCCATTTGTGCTGCAATAATGTCTGGGATGCCGTAATAGTTATTCATTGGTGTGTACTTCTTTAAATGAATGATCTCGTTAGGTCTATCCTCTGCACCTGCTATTGGATTAGGAGTTTCTGTATCTCCAAAGTTTCTAAAGAATACCGCCTTGCCATATAGAAGCTGCATGAATCCATCACGCAGTCTACGTACACGCATAGTCTTTGATGGGATGTGCCCAATGTAACCAATGTTGCCAGCTGTAGTTCTTCCTATTTCAAGATAGCCATTTCCAGTTGCTTCAAGGTCTGTATAAACTTTAATTAGTGTTTCTGTAAAGGTATCTTCATCGTTAGTAGAGTCAAGCCAATCTTGTAGATCTTGCTTTAATTTGTTTATTTTTCTTCTTGCTCTTTCAAGCTGCTTATCGTCTGTAATTTCATCAATAGCATCATTGGTTTTTCTTGTCTCCATAAAATTGTAGCCAAGCCCAACAATGTTTGCAACCTTAGAATTAACTGCTGCATAGTTGTATGTTGATATTTCGTATACCTGTGATAAGTACTCTAAATTATATTGTGGCTGAATCAAGTCAAACATAGCATATCCGCTAATTGCTTGAGCCATTAAATTCTGTTGTGTGGCCGCCCCGTCTTGACCAGTAAACGATTTAGAGAAATCTCTGTTTACTTTTCTTTTAAAGTTAGTTCCAAGACCTCTTACTTTTTTTAAATCATCGATGCCTATTGCAAATGGATCAAAGTGCTCTTTTTCTTTTTTAAATGAAAACCAGTCAGCAGTAT